TCGCACGCGGCGGTTGAGGTAGTCATCGGAGCGCTCGCGCACCGTGGTGCGATCCGTCCTGCGGATCGCCTCATGGCGCGTCGGTCGCTCGGGCTGGTGGGGAATACAACTTGGAGCTTTCCCGATCCGATCGGGGAAGTTGTATTCTCCAGAGGGAGTCCGATGGGCACACCTCTCAGCTTCGTGGTGCTCTCTTGGGTTAACGCTTGGGCGGTCGGCAGGTTCAGCCGATCCTTGACCCACGGTGACGGCGCGGTCGGTAGGCACCGGATCGGATCCGATGCCTTGCACACTTACTCCGACCGTGTTGAATCCGTGGGTGCCCAACTCAGTAGGACCAAGACCTTCCGAGCCGACCACTCGTGGACGGCTTGTGAGATCTTGGCCCTCCCGAGGAGGCACTGCGAAGATGGAATGTCTCTCTTCGTTCCCCCTTCCATCCCTCCGCCGGACCTTCGGGCCCCGGTGGAGGCGGACCCCAGGCTTGAAAACCTGTGGTTGCGCCGGATGGAGAGGGTGATGAAGACCCGCTTCCCGTGGATCAAGTGTGACCCCCGGCTCCACCTTCCAGTGGAGGCCGGGGGGCTTGGCTTCACGGGTCGCGGTCTCGCCGTGGGTCGCGGCCTCCGGTCTCGCCTCGGCGCCCTGGTTTCCAGGGGGCCGAGTGCGGAGATCGGGGCTGCGCTCATTGGCAAGAAGCCATTCCGAGAGGTGGGCCTCTTCCCGCGCCCTCTTGTGCGCGTCCCCAAGCCTAAGGCCTACTGGTCGGCGGTCCAGACCGTCGACCGGGAGCTCGTACCTCTGGGTACAGACTTGGTGACCGTGCCGCTGGAGTCCTTCGAGACCTTCAAGTGTCAACTCGTCGAGAATGAGTTGAGGCTCGTCGAAGGAGAGAAGTTCCAGCGGAAGAGGGTTGCGGGAAGACCAGACAGAACAAAGGGGTCCACCGTGTTCCGACGGTTGACCGTCACGCCCGCTAAGCCTCTTACGAGGCGTGGCGGCGTGGCGTCGCTCAAACGTTGGGCCCTCGCCTGTAAAAAGGTGAGGGTCACGGTGGACCAAGACATAGCCTCTGAGATTCGGGAGAGAATCCCAGATCCCTCGCAGCCTGTTCCGGGCGGCAAGGGAAT